TTATAGTGCCGCAGCACGTAATATCTTTGTTACGCTTCGTCCAATTGGAGCAGACCTTGCAACTGCCGCTACTACTGTTACTTATATTGCTCAGTTCCAAGAGCTTTAAAGCTAGGTACTACCCCTGCCTGATTCTTCGGATGATGGCAGGGTTTTATGGAGGACAGGATGGCATCATTAATTGATAAAGCTTTAAAATTTAACAGGTCTGGCTATGGTAAAACACAACATTTAAAAGGTGTAGGTAAGTTGGGATTAAGTGTTCACACTCCAAACGCTAGAAATTCTGTAGACTTAAATCTACAGTCTAACGCATCAAGAGCTTTAACTCTTGCAGCGCAAGCACAAAAGAATTTAAAAACTGGCAAAATAAATGCTAGCATCACTGCACAAGGTGGCAAAGCGCAGGCAAAAATATATAAAAAGCCTCAAGGTATTGGTGCAAAGGTTAATTATGGACAAACAACTCTTTCTGCTGATACACGAGGCGGTTTTGGAATGCAAAGAAAAGTTAATAAAAACACAACTTTTAAAGTTGGTAAAGATAATAATCGTGGCGCGTATGTTGGCGTTACGTTTAAGCGTAACCTTCCATAAAGGAACACTAAATGAATAATGAAGAAAACGGATTATTTGGAACCGCAGGAGAAATATACTTTTCACCTGTAGAGGGTGAGAGCGCCTTAGAGTTAAATCTTGAAGAAAGTATTCGTCTGCGTTTTGTTGGCTTAGTTGAAGATCGCTTTGCACAAGCAGAGTCTGCTAGAGAGCATGACGAAAAGCGTTGGTTGCAAGCCTACCATAATTTCCGTGGTCTTTACCCCAAGAATGTACGCTTTAGAGAATCTGAAAAGTCTCGCGTATTTATTAAAATAACTAAAACTAAAGTTCTTGCAGCATTCGGTCAGCTTGTAGACGTTATCTTTGGCACAGGTCAGTTTCCTATAGGTGTCAGAGAAACACAAGTCCCTGAAGGCGTATCAAAATATCGACATGTAGACATGACAGCAGGCATTGAAACAAGTACAGCACCTGCATACGAAGAAGAAGAAACAGAAGAAACAACAGAAGAAGTGTTTGATCCTTTTGATGTTGGCTATGAAGGCGATGGGAAAGTTTTAAGAGCAGGCGCAACCATGTCATCAAGTGAGTCTGCTTTTGAAAATGCAATTAAAGAAGCAGAAGAAAAAGAAAAGATTACTTTTGCTGAAGGTGCAAGTACAGACCCACAAGTTCCAGAGATTGCTCCGGCTAAACAGGCTGCAAGAGAGATGCAAAAGCTTATACATGATCAGATTGAAGAGTCTAACGGTTCTTCTGAGCTTCGTAATGCTATCTTTGAAGCTGCGTTGTTTGGTACAGGAATTGTAAAAGGCCCGTTTAACCACAATAAAACAATTGGCCGTTGGTCAACTGATAAAGAAACTGGGGATCGTAATTATAACCCCCTTCAAGTTCGAGTCCCTCGCATTGAGTTTGTGTCTATTTGGGATTTCTTCCCAGATCCCAGTGCAACAACAGTTGACGATTGCGAATACACTTTTCATCGTCACAAGTTTAATCGTTCACAGCTTAGATCTTTAGCAAAGCTACCACACTTTAACAAAGATGCTATCCGCGAGTGCCTCGCAATGGGGCCAAACTATGTTGAGAAAGACTACGAGAATGAATTAAAAGATGATCAGCGCACAGAAGAGTATGGTGCAGGACAATTTGAAGTTCTAGAGTACTGGGGCATTATGGATGCAGAATATGCCCGTGAAGCAGGGATGGAACTACCAGACGAGGTAGATGACTTAGATGAAGTACAAGTTAATGCATGGATTAGTAATGGTAAGCTGTTACGTGGGGTTATTAATCCTTTTACTCCGTACAGACTCCCCTACAATGCCTTTTCTTACGAGCGTAATCCTTATTCTTTCTTCGGTATTGGCGTTGCTGAAAATATGGACGATTCTCAACAGATAATGAATGGTCATGCACGTATGGCTATTGATAATTTAGCGTTATCAGGCTCTTTAGTCTTTGACGTAGACGAGTCTGCCTTAGTTGGTGGACAGTCAATGGAAATATATCCCGGCAAGGTGTTTAGAAGGCAAGCAGGAATGCAAGGTCAGGCCATTCATGGCTTAAAGTTTCCTAACACATCACAAGAAAACATGATGATGTTTGACAAGTTTCGTCAGCTTGCCGATGAGCAGACAGGGATACCTAGTTATTCACACGGACAGACAGGCGTTCAGAGCATGACTCGTACAGCGTCAGGCATGTCTATGTTACTAGGTGCAGCAAGCTTAAATATTAAAACAGTTGTTAAGAATCTTGATGATTTCTTGTTAAAGCCGCTTGGTCAAGCATATTACCAGTGGAACATGCAGTTCTTTGAAGGCAAGTTAGCTATTGAAGGTGATTTAGAAGTAAGAGCAATGGGTACAAATAGCCTAATGCAAAAAGAAGTGCGTAGTCAGCGTTTGACTATGTTCTTACAGACCGCACAGAACCCTGCCATTGCACCGTTTGTTAAGATCTCTAAGATTGTTAGTGAACTTGCTTACAGCTTAGACTTAGACCCAGACGAGATCCTAAACGATCCCGAAGAGGCCGCAATCATGGCCCAAATCATAGGAGCGCAAAATGCTGGACAAGGAAATGGCAGCGAGGCTGTCCCCCCTAACGAGCAACAAGGAGCTATGGGAGGCGCTCAAGGAGCATCTCAACAACCTCAAGACCTTGGAACTACAGGCACTGGCGGTGGCAACATTGGAACTGGAAATGTTCCGCAAGCAGGGGAAAGTGGCTTCTCTGGGTAATTTAATGCAGCTTAAAGACCAAGTTCTTGAAGCTAAACAACGAACGGAAGGTTCTTGATTATGAATAAGTATAATAGCGAAACTACAGACGATAAGCGTTACAGGCTTATGATGGAAAAAAGAAGCAATGCTTTCACGGATGCGGGGCCAGTTGCTAATGCTTCACCTATAGACACTTCTGAAGGCGAACAACGAAGAAAAGACTTTGATGAAAGTCGAATACAGACAAAAGACGAAAGAGACTTAGAGAAGGCTCCGATAAAAGCACAGGCGTTAAACAAAGGTGGTATGCTTAAAGATCCTGACCGTGAAGGTTATTTTGTAGGCGCACTAGTAAAAGGCGCAAACAAGCTAGGTAAAAATATTTTAGACCAAGCTAAAAAACATGTTGATGATCTTAAAACTGCTCCAACGCAAGGTCAAAAAGACATTGCTAAAGCTACAAAAGGGCAACGCGCTACACGCGACTCTGTTCGCAAGTCAGCCGTAGTAAGCTCTGCTGCAACTGCTGTAATTGTCGCAGGCCCAGACGCTTCTGAATGGGATTACAATGAGCTAGATAAAAAAGAAAAAAGCGAATTTGAAAAAGCATTTAGCGAAGCACACAATGCAGGCGAAGATGTTTTTGAATTTGAAGGAAACATGTTTACTACAGAAGTTAAAAAGGGCAAGAGCATGGGCGGTAAAATGAAGTACGCTGAAGGCTCTATGCTTGTACCACCCGAAATGGAAGAAGACATGCCTGAAGACACCTACGACAACATCCCAGAAGATGAGATGGCTGCTGTAGAAGAGTCACAGCTTCCAGACGCAGAAATGGAAGAAGACTATACAGGCTATGTTTTAGAGCAATCTCTAGACACAGAAGAGCAACAATATTTAATGAGCGTTCTAGAAACAGACGAGCGTTTAGGTGGCATTTTTGACAAGGTCATGGATGTTGCAGGAGAATTTGCCGGTAACGGAGTTGTAGAAGGACTCGGTGACGGCACATCAGATTCGATACCCGCAAGGTTGTCGGATGGTGAATTTGTTTTCACCAAGAAAGCCACCGATCAAATGGGTGCGGATCAGCTACAAACTATGATGGACGATGCTGAACGTGCTTATGATGGTGGTTTAATGAAGAAAGCATTTGGAGGACTGACACGCGAAGACGATATAGGAATGGAATCGTATGACAGTGAAGAAGAGGTTAAGAAGCAAATGATCTCTGCTAACCAAATGCCAAGTATACGATAAGGCTACTTCAGTACGCTGAACCCCTTATCATTTTTTTTACCTAGAGGCCACCTTGGAGTATCAAGACCCTATGTTGTAAACGCGAACAACATAGCCACCTTGAAAGACTAGCAAGCCCCAACAGGAGTGTGATTAATATGTCTAATGTAAATGAACAGATTGAAGAACCAACTGCCAACCCGTATAACTCTAAAAAGCACTGGCACACGCAAGACGCGCCAAGCCAAGGTAAAGCGGATGGGCTTTTCTTTGATGAACCCCAACAGGCTACCCGCCAAGCGGCCCCTGAAGAAATGGAAGAGTCATCTAAAGGAAGAACTAATTATAAGAAACGATACGATGATCTAAAGAAACATTACGATCAGAAGATTGCAGACTTTAAGCAGAAAGAACTACAACTTACAGCAGCGGCAACAGAAATGCAACCTGCATATGCCCCGCCTAAGTCAGCCGAAGATCTTGAAAGCTTTCGTGAGCAATATCCTGACTTGTATGAAACTGTAGAGACTGTTGCACACTTACAAAGTGAACAACAAATGGAAGTTTTAAGAAATAAAATGTCTGTTATGGAAGAACGAGAAGCAGTCATTCAACGTCAAGAAGCTGAACAAACTCTTAAAAGTAAGCATCCCGATTTTGAAGAAATTCGTGGTGATGACAAGTTTCATGAATGGGCAAAGACTCAACCTGAAGCAATTCAAGATTGGATCTACAATAACCCAAACGATGTAAACTTAGCGATTAAAGCTATCGACTACTATAAGATGGAAAATGGTATTCAAACTAAACCCAAGCAAAAGACTAGGAAATCACAATCTTCCAACTCTTCTGCCGCAGATATGGTGTCCACAAGGACAACACAAATAGCTGCGAAAGAACCAAAGATTTGGTCACAACGGGAAATCTCTAAACTGTCTATGGCTCAATTTGATAAATACGAAAGTGATATTGATGCTGCCATAATGGAAGGCAGAATAGTAGATTAACATAATTGTCTTTTTTAGGAGTAATATATAATGGCGTATAACGCATCGGACGCTCTATTTGAGCAAGGCACAGACACTAACGGTAACTTCGGTAACTCAGTATCTGGTCAAAATAACAGCTTTTTCTTACCATCAGTTTTTTCTAAGAAGGTTTTAAACTTCTTCCGAAAAGCTTCGGTAGCTGAAGCAATCACTAACACCGACTACAGCGGTGAGATCTCAGGCTTCGGTGATTCTGTAAAGATCATTAAAGAGCCAGTAATCACTGTCTATCAGTATGAGCGTGGCGCTGACGTAACTCAGACCAAGCTAACTGACCAAGAGACTACTCTTGTTGTAGATATTGCAAACGCATTTAAGTTTAAAGTTGATGACATTGAAACTGCTATGTCTCACGTAAACTTTAAAGAAGTTGCATCTTCTTCTGCTGCTTACGCTCTGCGTGATGCATTTGACGCAGGTGTAATTGCTAAGATGTTTGCAGGCGTTTCAGCTTCAAGCCCTAACCACATCCTTGGTAGCGACAGTGCTACTGACCTAGCCGCAGGAACTCTTGATGGCACTGGTAACTTGGACATTGGTTTCGGTTCTAACGAGCATGATCCTTTGGATGTCATGGCACACATGGCCCGTCTTCTTGACGAGCAAAGCATTCCAGAAGAAGGTCGTTGGTTCTTGGCTCCACCTAGCTTTTACGAGCAGTTGTCTCAGTCTAGCTCTAAGCTAATGTCTGTTGACTTCAACGCAGGACAAGGTGGAATCCGAAATGGTCTAGTATCATCAGGTAAGCTTCGTGGTTTTGACATGTACAAGTCAAACAACATTGCTGCTCCTTCAAATGCTGCGGGTAAGATTATTGCAGGACACATGAGTTCTACTGCAACCGCCCAGACTATCACAAGCACTGAAGTCCTTCGTGACCCAGATAGCTTTGGTGACATCTGTCGTGGACTGCATGTTTATGGCGCTAAAGTTTTACGCCCTGACGCACTTGTTTCTGCGTTCTACGGTATCGACTAAGCAATAAATTAGAGAAGGGGGTGTAAAAACCCCTTGATCTTTTAAGAGGTACACATGGCAATATTAGGAAGCAACACAAAACCTTTAATGATTAAAGGAAAAAAAACAGGGAAGATATTAGGCGATACAGGAAGTTGGTATAAGACAGATAACAAAAAGAAATATGAAGATAACTGGGATGTTATTTTTGGAAAGAAAGAAACTGAACTTAAATCAAAGGCGCACTAAATTATGGCAACAACTTACCTTGAACTAACTAATGAGCTTTTGCGTGAACTCAACGAAGTTGCCTTAACGTCAGCAACTTTTTCGGCTGCGTTAGGTGTTCAACAGCACGTTAAAGACTCAGTAAATCGTGCTTACTTTGATATTATAACTGAAGAACCACAATGGCCTTTCTTGGCTACCGCAGAAAGCGGAGAAACAGATCCAATGTACGGAAATGCGTATGTTGAAACAGTAGCAGGACAAAGATGGTTTGAGTTAAAACCTGCAAGCAGTAACATTACAACCGACTTTAGTTCAATAGATTGGGATAACTTCTATATGACTACTGTGGGCGTAAGTGGCGAAGTAGCGCCATATGAAGCGCGGAACTTAAAGTTTATGAGTACCGAAGCTTGGAAAGACTTTCGCAGAATTTCGGAGAATTTAGATGATGCAGATACACAACAATATGGTGTTCCTACCGCTGTTCTTCGTAGCCCTGACTCTCGCAAATTTGGACTTAGTCCCATTCCTGACAAGGTCTACCGCGTCTGGTTCTACGCTTGGGATCTTCCTTCAAGACTCTCTGGACACGGAGACACTATAGTTTTTCCAGATTTGTATACTGGCGTTCTACAAGCTAGAGCTAGGTACTACATCTGGCAGTTTAAAGATAACCCACAAGCAGCAGCTTTTGCACTAGAAGATTATAGAAAAGGCTTACGCAGCATGCGCTCTAACCTTGTTGAGCCTGTGCCTACTGATATTAGAGATGACCGGATGAGGTTCGTTTAATGGCTGCTTCACAACCCTTTGGTATTTCATGCAGAGGTGGTTTAAATACTAACCTCAATCAACTTGAAATGCTCGCACAGCCCGGAGTTGCTACAGAGTTATTAAACTTTGAAGTCAATCCAGATGGCGGGTACAGACGTATAAACGGTTACGCAGCTTTTGGCGATACTCGACCTAACGGTGGTAATCGTATTCTTGGTGTGCAAGTATATGCAGACGGAGTAATTATTTGTAGTGGCGTTG